AACCATCTTACTGGTTCTGGTACTTCATGTTCTTGTATATATTGTCTTGTCATATGTATTAACTAGGTGGAACTTGTGCGCCTCCTTGAATAAGATTAGGCATCATATTTGTCATCATGGGATTTCCTCCCATATTAGCTGTTGGTCCCTGATTACTTTGCATTGTTTGAGGTCTTGGTGGGAGATTACCACCTTGAGGTCCCTGAGGACCTTGAGATACTTGCGGTTGTTGACCTTGTGGTTGATTATTCATTGCATTCTGATTTTGAGGAGGATTACCAAGTCCTGCTCTTTGGTTTTCAGCTGCAATTTCTCCAACAACGTGATCTGTAAATATCTTCACTATTGGATTATCTTTCTTTAGTGCCTGGAATTGAGGAGATGCCATAAATTCATTATGAATCTGGGTATGTGCCTGGTTTGCAAAAGGAGTTGATGGAACATTTTTTCCAGACATCATAAGTTTGTTTTCCTGTACTGCCATATCAATAAGTTTTTGCATTCTTGCATCCATTGCAGAATTCTGATTCTGGTTATCAGTATGAAATTCAGTTGGATTGAAATCATTTACCTTAAGAAGTGCATCTCCAAGCTTTAGTGGATCATAAGTGTTTGGCACGCCAAGAGCTATCTGGATTAATCTATCATACATTTCAGCAGTCTTACTTTGCATTAACGGTTTACTGATAGGTAGAGTTGATCCAGCTTCATATCTAATAATATAACCACCCCTACTTATTGGCCTATAATATTCAGGCCTTAATTCAAAGAATGTTATTCCATTAGTCGAAGACTCCTGCATATTACCGTTCTCATCAAAATTAATTTCTTTTCCTTTTATTGGAATCTTGGAATAAGATTGTTTTGTGTTTTCTGTACTATCCAAAAACCCTTGTGCCATTAACTGGGATGTTGAATTTTCAAAATCATTAGTTTGTTCACTTCCAATAATTTTCTCCATCTTAGTTTGTGGATAGAATTGCAAAATATTGGAAACTCTTAATTCACCAATACGCGCAAGAGACTCCCTCTCCCACATTTTCATCTTTAACCTTATTCTTTTTAATGCTGATTCTTTGGCAATAGCTGCCTGTGTTGCTGTAACATTTTCTGGCATTGATTGTGCTCTTGGATTAATACCAGTTGAAATTGTTGAATCATCTTCAAGGTGTTCCAGGGATAATTCAACACTTCTTGGGATATCTCCATATTCAATAGGCTTAGCTCCATTTATATCATCAACTGGAATCATTCCATGAGGCCTTGCTATTGTATCTTCATCTGTAAGATTAAGACGACTTGATACAAAAAACATTTTATCAATATCCAAATGATTTCTATCAATATTCATACGTCTTATAGTATTTAGTTCATCTTGTATAGACTCAAGTATTTCAGCTTCTCCTTTACCCCAGAACATATTAGGTCTAGCTACATCATTGAACCTTACAAAAGGAAGTTCTTTGTGTTCATATGGATTTGGTCCCATAACTACCATTACGTCGTTTGCTACAACACAAAGCCAATCACGTGGTTTTATTGCCCAATACCAGAGAACTTCAACCTGTCTTCTGTGGTCAATTCCATCTGGTGGTTTATACCACTCATAATATTGAACATTACCTCCTGGAACAACATACTTTGCATTTCCAAGTGGATCCCAGGTATTTCCCTTAAAAAACTGTTTAAAAGCGTCAATATCCATAATGTATCGTCTTACACAATCTCTTGCTGCATATGGTCCTGTAAAACTTCTTGCTGTTTCATCTACAAAAAAACTTTCAAGTTTAACTGGCTCTAAGTAACAATCATCATATGCAAATTCATCTTTTTCCTTTCCATCATCCCCTACTATCTTTCTTGGATCTCTAAAGTAATATTCCTGAGCTATGGCTGTTCCATTAATAAGACATCCCTTTAAAATATTATAAAGTTGAACGTCTCCCTCAGCCACATCCCATGTATATTCCATAATATGCTGCATTACTGTTGCTCTTGGAGTATCCTCAGGTGCACGTGGAATAATCAATGGCTGTGGAGACTGATCAATAACTTCAGCTAACGCTGATTCTATTATTGAAAATGTTAATGGCACATAATGATTACTTTGCCAGTCATCAGGTCCCCTTGGTTCTCTATAACTCTCCCATTGTTTGGCTGACTTTTCCCAGATTTTTTCTGCTTCAATTCTTTCTTTTCCAGTACGCATCTGTTCATATCTGTTATATATATACCTAATCATGTCTTTTTCATCATCCTCTGGTTTGTAAAATTGTCTAATTCCAAAATCAATTACTTCCTGTCCTGCTGCTGGAACAGATGTAGGGTCCTTTATTTTGTTACTGGCGTATGTGCCACCTCTTGAAGATGATCCTTTTTGTTTTAGATTTGATTTTGCCATACTTTTCCTTGGTAATTATTATACCTCAATATAGAAATTTATGTTGAGTTTTTGCTGTACTTACTTGCTGTTTTGCAGGAAAAACAATATCTAGTCCATACGAAAGAGCATCTATTAAATCATCATGGGTTCCAAGCGGAAATCTAGCCAGTTCATCCTCCAGGTAAAGATTTTCAGGATGATTTTTACTATGAAATATTTTGTGATTTTCATATAAAGGCTGAAGTCCTTGAATACGCTGCTCTTTACTTCTGTCTCCTACTTTTAATTCTGTAATATGAAATGGTCTAGTCTTGAAACGCGAATCCTCACGAAGTGAATATGCAATTGTTTTCTGAAATGCATTTAATTCTATTGCAATATCACTTAAATTCCATCGTTCTCTGAGTCTAAAAATTTCATTAATTAAGTCATTTGGTGAAAGTTTCTTTCTCACAATATCTAATATAAACCACTGTCCCCATTCATCAACCCCTATTACAACAGCTCCTGTATAATCAGATCTATTATTTGTTGTTAATGCTGGATCAATCATTAAAAACTTATTCAATATTCTTCCTCTTAAATCAAACTCATCATAATACTGAAATAAATCCTTTCTAAAAGTTGCTGCTTCATCTGGTACTGGATTATTCATATATTGGGCTGAGAAGTGATACCATCCTTCCTCCTTTAGACGACTTAGTAAACTCTTTCTATCAAACTTTCCTGGCCAAAGTGGTTCAAATCCTTCTCCTGATTGAAGATTGCCTTCATATGCTCTTTTAATCATGATGTCATAATTTGCTTTTACATCATTGGCTGGATCCATAATCCATCCATATAAATCACTATCATGCCATCTTGTACCTATTACTATTAACTGACCATGGGGTTCTAATAGATCCAGAGCATCTTTATAACGTGTTATTACTTTTTGAATCTGTTCCTGGGTATTAATATTGTCACGATTAACTACATCATCCATTATTATCAAATCATAATGTCCACCAACAAGATTATTATCTATTCCAGCAGCTGTTATTGTTGCCTCTCTTTTGTCATTAACAGCAAGCTTGGTTCTATCTTGTGCCCAAACTGAGGCATTACTCACATAATCTCCATATATCTGTTGAAACATGTTTGATTGAAGCTGTTTCTGAATAGTCATCTGAATATCTACAGCCATTTGCCACGTAGCTGAATAAATTAAAATTCTAATCTTTGGATTTAATGCAATCTGCTGAGTGGCATATCCAATAGTAATTAACTTTGTCTTTAAATGTGAACGAGGTATTAAAACAAGTTTCTTTCTCTCTTTATTATCCTGTACAAAGTTACATAGCTCTCTATGAAATTTTCCAAGAGGTACAAAACCATCATCCCCCTTTTCAGCTTCTAACACCCATTTATTAAAAACGAATAGTTTAACTGCTTTTTGTTTAATTAAAGCAAGATGAAGTTGCCACCTTTCTTCATACTCTTTAATTAACTTTTCAGTTCTCTCGTTATTTTTTTCTCTGAATTCTTCTTGTAAGTCGTTTTTCATCCCAGTCGTCAGCTAAAGCAATACCAGATTCAGTCTGTTTAAAATAACCCTGCATTCTTGCTATAGTGTTTCCCACCTGAACAGCTAATATTTTCATTGCCATTAAATCATACTTCTCTACTCCACTTGCTTTTATTGCTTTGTAATACTCAGTTCCTTTTATTCCAACTACTACTCCATTATCATTTGCATCTGCATATATCTCATATCCATTTGGAATACTCTCATCATTTAAATGTTTGAAAAAGATTCTACCCAGAAAAACATTGTAGGCAAATATACTTTTATTTCTTAATGATGATAAATTTAGATAACTTTCCTCATAATCTTTCTTTTCTGCTTCTTCTCTA